AGTTTCGATGGTGATGTTAACACGAATCAACTCACGCTTCAGTTGAGCACAAGCTTGTTCAACACCGAAAGTTTTACCGTTACCAGATAGACCAGTAACAAATACAGGATAAAACTGTTTAGATTGAATGATTTTTTTGATGTCAGAAAAATTTCCAAAGGAAACAAAAGAATCATCTTTAGTGGGAATATAGGACACAGGAGTATTTACGGCAGGTTCAGCAGCAGGAGAATTATAAGTTTGTTCCAATTCTTTAACCGTAAGATTCCAACGACCCCGACCAACTTTATATTGTTCAAGTTTTTTAGTTAGAGTTTGATATGAGATTCCAACTTCTGCAGAATATGTTTGAAGATTTGCAGAAGTAATTTCAGTGCCAAAACGACTAGTCAGTTCAGAAAGTTGCATTTGTTTTGCCATGAGTGCTGGTAGAGTGGTCCGTTGCTTACCTTGTTATTATAGGGCATCGGGCCCAAGGGGTCAAGCGATTTGACCGACGAATTTTGATAAGATTACCTTATTGAGCATCTTTCCATTCATATGTTTTCCAAATGATTTTGAAAGTTGTCCAGTTGTAGTACCTTGAATATCAGCAGCAGATTCTTCCTGTTCTGGATTCCACCAAGTATAACTATTGGAAGAAATTCCAAGTACATAGAGTTCATCAAATCCTTTGTTTTTAATCACATAGGATTTTGTTTTACTCCATTCTTTATCAAATTGCACGTACTCTTTTACATCAATCATTTCTTTTGCCGATGATTTTCCACATAGACGGAATCCAAGAATATTATAATCAACAATATTTTGAATGAACTCAATAAATTCAGTAGTTACAGTATCACTGTAGAAATCTAAAACTTTGGAGTAACGTGATTTGGGGTCACGTAGTACATAATTTTTATTGTTATACATTGGCCAATGAGTTACTGTACCAAGTCCTTTAGAATAATGGCAACAACTTGGTTGTGCTGCTTCACCATCAGTAAGATAAACAACATTTACCTTTTCAATTTTTTCATTTTTTTGAAAATGTTCCACAACTTGAGGAGTAGAAAGAATAGTTTCTACCAATGGAGTTCCACAAAGATGATAACGACTATCATAAATTCCATCATTAAGGAAGTAGTATGATTGACACCACAAATTACGCATTTGTTTATCGAGAATTTGTGTACTCATTTTAGATGACAAAAGTTCTAGCAAACGAAAATCTTGTTCTGTCCAAATATGTTTCTCATCATTTTTTGCTGGACAACCAGGGAAAAGGTCAGTATTCCAACTATTGTCACTAAATGCATAAACACGAAAAGGAATAGAAACTTTTTTGCAGAACCACACAAGGTCAAAGAGTTGCTTCATTGTTTTGTGCATAACATTCGACATTGAACCAGACCAATCCAAGAAAAATACCAGTCCGTGATTTTTTCCGTCTGGGATAGTAGTAACTTTTTTAAAAAGGTCTTCACTCCATTTGTAGGTATGGAGTTTTTGAGTATTCAAGATACCAGTTTTTGAAGTATTAGACCGACGATAATTATTTGCTGCTTTCTTACATTCAAATTCTTTTACCAAGTAATTAACAGTTTTAATACTTTCCTTTTTGTACTTCGCAAACATTTTGAGAACTTCCTCATTCCTACCAGGACGTTGATTACTGACTTCAGAATAATGTTCATTCAAGTGATTGTAAATCTTAGAATAACTTACAATCGTATCTTGCAAATTAAAATTAGGAACATCCATATAAAAATACTCTTTAGCATTTTCATCCACAAGTAATTCTTGATTTTTATTCCAAGCATTTTCGGTGATGGATTCCATTTCATCAACACCTCCAGTATCACTACTAGTTTCTACACCAGTAGAACCTTCAAATGTTGCAGAACCCTGTTGCTTCTCTTCATTGGTATCAGACACTTCACTCTGCCCCTCACCCTGCTCTTGGGTAGAGTCACTCTCTTCTTGAGTAGTATCACCCCCACCTTGAGTTGGTTGTTGTTCTTCTACTTTTTCTTGTTGCTTTTCTTTGGAAAGTTCATAAAGAGCAATGGCCGCATCAACTGCATCATCAAAAGTTTCTGCATTAGCAATCTGATTAACCACTGCCATTTCATCCCTGTTGATAGGGACTACACAACCAACTCCACCAATTTTAAAGTGAAGATTTACACGGTCAATCAGTGACAGTTTACCAAGGTCTTTTTCCTTAACTTCGAAGAAGTCACTATCATATAGTTCAGTATATCCCTTAAAGAAAGAACGAGTCAATCCAGGATAACGACGTTTCATCAATTTCTCAACACGAGCATCTTCAACTACATTGAGAAAATCTTTCGGAATATCAATTCCACCATATTCAGTTGGTGTATAGAGAGCATGACCAACCTCATGACCCACCAGAAGGTCGTATACGGTCCCAGAAACGTTCTTCCAGATTGGCAGGCAAAGTACACGACGGTCAACCTCAAAGTATGCTGTAGGCACGTTACGGTGCTCCACATGAAGATTCTCGGTTGCCAGCAGTTTGGCAAGAGTTCCTTTGACTTCCTGGTTGACTGTCATTGACCTCGTTTCGTATGTACCTAATATAGGGCATGACAAAGCAGAGGTCAAGGGGTTGACCGATAAGCATTGCTTATGAATGGAGAATAGCGGACTCGAACCGCTGACATCCTGCTTGCAAAGCAGGCGCTCTACCAACTGAGCTAATCCCCCGCAGATTGTTCAACAATCTTGCTGAAGTCCGAAATTTTATCGAACTTGATATTATGTATGAACCTATCTGTAAGAATTTCACCCTTATGGGAGATTACGAACGTATTCGTAGAACTATCAAGGTTCTTAAGAATTTTGAGCAATTCTTCAGTTCCAGAGGCATCCAAGGAACTGTCAAACACTTCATCTAGAATTAAAAGATTGGTGCTAACACTACTTTTCATTCTAGCAATCTCCCTCCAAGTGAAGAGAAGAGCCAAATCAATCTTTTGTTTTTCTCCCTCTGAGAATGAAGCATAGGAAAACTCATCTCTATAACGGGACTTAATGACCTCATCAAACTCTTCATCAAGAGTAAAGTTAACATAGAAATCCATGCTTGTCAAGTACTTGTTAATAAGCTTGTTGATGACAGGGATGTACTTCTTAATTACTCTTGCTTTGATGCCACTATCTTTCAAAAGATTAGCAACAATTTCATACTCATCTTTTTTCTTAGAAACATTTCCACACTTCTCTTCAATTTCAGTAAGTTCAGAAAGATAAACATCTAGTTGTCCTTGAAGTCTAGCAATATCAGGTGATTCGCAAAGACGAGTAACTTCAGAAACAAGAGTCATTGAATACTCCTCTTTCATCCTAACTTGCTGTTGCAAGGATTTAATTTCGGAATAATTTAATTGCAGTTGTTCTTGTCTTAAACGAAGTGTTTCATATTTTTCATTCGCTTTTGTAAGTTGAGATTCCAGTTTCTCCAATCCAATTGTAAACTCTAAGCTCTTACCTTGAAGGTCAGTTACTTTATCTTGTTTAAATATCTTTTCAATTTCTTGAGTGCAGACTGGACAATTATCATTACCAGAAAAGAATTGAAGTTCTTTATCTACTGCTTTTTTGTTATGTAAGATTTTATGACGAAGAGAATCTAATTTAGTAACCTGAGTTTTTGTAGATTCACTAGTATCAATTTCAATTTGCAAATCTAAATTTGCAGTTTCAAATATAGTAATTTGTTTTTTGAGGGCAAAAATTTCCTCTTCTGTTACATCCAACTGCTGTTGTTTAATTGCAATTTCACCATCATTCGACATTTGCGAATTCCGAATATGCTCCTTTTGCATATTAACTTTTGATTCTGCAGATTTTAATTCATATCCACATTCCTTTTGTTGTTCCAAAACTTGACGAATTCTATCCTTAAGAAGAACATTCATCGTAGAGAAAATTTGAATATCAAGAATATCTTCAATAACTTCCCTACGATATGCAGGAGTTAACTGCATGAAAGGAACAAATGTGGAGGAACCAAGAATAACAACCTGAGTAAAACTCTTGAAGTTCATCTTCAGAACATTTTGCTCTAACCACTTTTGCTGGTCAGTATTTGCAGCAACTTGGTCTACCAAAACATCGTTTCGATAAATTTCAAATTTATTTGGTTTGATACCACGAACAACATCCCAAACAACCCCACCAATGGTAAATTCAATTTGAACAACACAATCCTTCTCGTTAATTGAATTGACGAGTTGTGGTTTGTTAATTTTACGAAATGGTTTATTGAATAAGGCAAAGCAAATTGCATCAAGCAAAGTTGATTTGCCTGCACCATTAGTACCCTGGATTAATGTCGATGGTTTGGTATCCAATTCAATTTCAGTGAATTGATTTCCAGTAGAGAGGAAATTTTTCCACTTAATAGTATTAAAAGTAATCATGATGGGGGAATTACAATATCGTCAATTTCAATAAAGCAGTAGTTATAACCAAAACTTTCACAACTTTGAATTACAACATCATGGTCGCATTCTGTAACTTCTAGAGATTCGTCAAAATTATCAGCTTGCAATAAACCATGATATCGAATTGCATCATCTTCATCTTCAAAAATTTGGACCGTTCTCAATCCGTCTTTATTACGGACAGCATAAACTCCACCATGGTTTTTTGAGACTAGGATATACATTAGACCTCACATGCTTCTAAGTACAGTGTTTTAACAACATTTTTAATTGAGTCTTTACTCACAGAATATTCTATCTCATCTATATATTTCTCAAGAAGAGTTAGAGTATCTTCGGTTTCTACGTCATCATCCACACCCTCAAATTCAACTGAAAGGTCCTCAATAATTTTGAGTTCTGATACTCCTGCATCATACATCCTTTTAACCATTCTGTCAAACTGAGTATGAGATTCTTTATGTTCAACAATCAGTTTGACATACTTTCCAGAGAGTTCAGATAAATCCCTTTCTTCACTATAATCATTTTGAATGTCATTATAGAATTCTTTATGAAACATCGTATATGGATTACGATAGAATTTTAAATCCAATGTTTCAGTATCTAGAATATGAAATCCACGCTTTGACTGATAATCATTCCAATACAACTCGTATGGATTTCCAAGATAATGTACGTTACCTTTATTCGACTTAGAATGAAAATGTCCCGATAGAACTTTCTCAAACTTTTTAAATGGTTCCATTGATATTCCATGTTCCATTACATGTCCAGGGTGAGCCTCAAAGCCGTTAAACTCAAGATGGCCCATGCAGATAGGAGACACAGATTTCTCCAGAAGTTCATCAGTTCTGAGTCTATTCTCATCACATATCCAAGGGATGCCAAGTACAGACAAATCACCAACATTGAATTCAGTAGGGCCATCAACAATCGAAATGTTTGTATACTCTCCCAAGAGGAGAGATGGGGCATTAACTCGTAAAGTGTTTTTATAGTAGATGTCATGATTGCCAACTAACATAGTCATTTTCACACCCATATCTGCCAGTGGTTGAAACCACATTTCTTTTGCAGCATCTAGAGAATTGAAATTGATAGATTTTCTCCTATCAAATGTATCACCTAGACAAATGACGTTTTTTATTTTTGATTTTTGTATAAATGGAATAACAACATTATTATAAAACTTTTGATAGTAACTTACATAAATTTGAGAATCATTTCTAACACCAAAGTGTTGGTCAGTAATCAAAAGTACTTTCATATCAATACCTCGAACCATACAAAATAGTAGATTTAATTTGATTGTATGAATTATTATCATCCGAACCATCAGATGTAAATACTTCTTCAAATCCAGATTTTTCTATCAGTTTATCTTTGATATCCATTTGACGTTTTTCTTTAGCAATACGTCTTAGGAAAGCAAAGTAAACAATTTGAGTGAAATATGCAAATGGATTACTTGATTTTGCTGGGTCAAAGTTATCCACATATTGGATACAATTTTCTATTCCATCACAAATCATGTCATCCTTGTACATGTAATTGATGAAATTTGGTCTGTATGATAGGTGAGTTGCAATCTTGAGGAAGCATCCGCCAATATAATTATTGACTCTAGGCTTGGGTGAACCATTTTCCTTGGCGATTGCAACACTTTTTTTATATTCCATAAGAGCAATTAAAAACTCTTTATTGTCTAGATAGTGTTGCTTTTTCTTTTCGGCCATTACGGTTTCTTTAGTTTGGTTAAGTATACATCAAATTAAAAAATCTGTCAAGCTTTGCGAAATACAACAAGGCTTGACAGATGTTCGAAATCTGTCTATAATAACTCTGTCAGGGTTCAAGATTAATATTAGCTTTCTTTAAATATCTTTTCTAATAATTTCCTTGCTTCTGACACTTTACTCAGTAGTCCCATATCTGAATCTAATTCAACTTCTTTTTCTTCATCCTTAACATCTTTGTCTGGGGATGATTTTTTTAGAAACATTTCATACATGACAATCATTTCCTGGGATAGTCCAGCAACAGTAATAATATCTTTTTCGTTTACAATAAAGAAGTCTTCTTCAGAGAATTGAATCCACTTATTCATGCCAACTCCTTTGACGGAGTTCTTTCCAAGATTTTTAGTTACGATTTCAATTTCTACTGGGTCTGAAATAAACAGTTGAGTCTTTCCTTCGTCTTCGACAGCAAAACCTTTTCCAACGATTTGTTCGCCAGAAACTAATTTTACTAAAAAATAATATTCTTCGTCATGTCTAATGTAGTTAATCATAGGAATCTTTAAGTTTAACTTCTATAATTTCATAATCAAATTTTTCTTCATTGTAAATTTTAACTCTTTCAACTAAATGATTCAATGTGAAGTTTTTCAGATTGTTGTTTGATATATCATCAGCAATGTCATATAGAGTTGCTTGATTTTTATTTTCTCCTTTTCTCAGAACTCTTCCAATTGATTGGAGGTTCCTTACTCTTGATTTAGAGGGTGAAGCAAAGATGACATTATGTAGATTTCGAATGTTGATACCAGTAGAAAAAGTTCCGTAAGAAGCAATAATGATTGCATCGGATTCTTGTTCGCAGATTTGTCTAGCTGATTCCCTCTCCTCTGTATCAACACCACCATGAATGAAGAAAATTTTTCTGGTGTCTCCTACCTTATTATTTATGAGGTCATATAAAACCTCTCCGTGCTTTTCGACATAAGAGAAGAGTACTAGGGTATTTCCACTCATATCTCGACACAAGTTACGAATTAATTTATTCCTTCCAGGATGTGAGATAATGTAATCTATCTCTTCCTGATATGAATTAAACTTAGTAAATTTGTGTTTGAGTAAAAGAACTTTAATTTTTAACTTACTCAAATGACCTTCTTTCATGAGGTCATTAGTTTTAGTAACCTGATTGCACTTACCGAAGATACCTTCCAGAACTAACTTGTTTGTGTGACTTCCATCAAGAGTTCCTGTGAAACCAATAC